TGGAATATTACAAAATTTATATTCTGGATTTTTTATTAATTTACAAACGATTTCTTTTGTATCATTTATAATACTTTTCCAATCATTATAATCTTTCATAGATTTAACAAGTTTAACAGAATTGTACCAAGGAGTTGCGTCATGTTCATCATTAAACCATCTCCAATCACAGGATTTACCTAATAATAATAATGTATTTATATTCATGGTACCGGCAATATAAGTTAAACAACTATCAATAGTTATAAGTAAATCTATATTATTTAAAATAGCAATGGTGTCTGAAAAGGGTTGATCTTCGTCAATATTAAAAAAGTGTATAGGATTTTCAAATAAATTTTTGTCAATATCTTGTATATCGTGATTTTTATGTAAACAAATTATACTTGCATCAAGTTGGGTTAAAGATTCTAATTGTGTATATGGTATAGATTTTTCAATAAATGAATGTAATAAACCTTTCCATGATATACCAATTTTAAATTTTTTTAATCCTGATAATTTTTTTTTCCATAATTCATTTTTTTTTGCATCAATACTAATATAATTATTAATATTGGGGACAATCGATGTAGTTTTTAATATATAAGGTAAACTCATAATATAAAGTTTGTAACTAAATCTTGTTGTAAAGAAAAGATCAATAATAATGTTAATATTCTTATATTTTTTAAATATATGATGTATTTGTTTTCTACAAAAAAAAGTTATTATCATATTTGGATATTTTTCTGATAACTCAATAATATACCTATAAAACAAAATGTTATCACCCAACCCTTGTTCAGATACTATTAACAAATGATTGCATTTATCTTTACCATTCCAAATTTTTAATTCTGGTAATTCTAATCTAGGTTCGCCTTGGACAGGATTATTAAATGATAAACGATTTTCATATAATTTAAATCCTTGATCAAATTGTTTTAATACCATAAATACAAATGACAAATCATATAATATTTCAGGTGTATTATTAATTTCTAAGGCTTTATTATAATAATCAATAGCATCATTATATCTTTTTTTATAAAAATATACACTTCCTATACACCTTAAACCTCTAAGGGTTTTTTTTATACATAATCCTTTAAGATAATACTCGATTGCCTTATCATATAATTTTAATATTGTAAGACAAGATCCAGCGTTACTATAAATATCATGAATTTTATGTAAAGTTAGTGCTTTTTCAAAAAAATTAAATGCTTTATTATATTGTTTTAAATTAAAACAACATAATCCTATTTGATTTAAATTTATACATTTTTCTTGTGATGAAATGTTTTTAGAAATATATTTTTTATATATTTTTATTGCTTTATTAAATTTTTGTTGTTTAAACAAATTATTCGCCTTTTTAATATCCATTATGTAATATTTTATGTCATTTATTTAAATAAAAAATTATTCTTAATTATATATTTAAATAATAATATATGATTAATTATTATAATGTCGTCTATAAAATTTACTAATATATACGAAGGAGAGTATTCTATTCAAAAATTAATAAGTAATGATAATAACTGTTCAGCGCATTTTGAATATATCGAAATGCTGGGACCTAGTTCATTGTTGGATTTTTATAAATCACAGGGCAAAAATTATACTGTTGAATCTCAACTTTTAGATGTTAAATTAAATTTAATAACATACAATCCTGACCATAAGGCACATTTTTTATTACATACAATAAACGGTTCTGATAAAATAGATTGTTTGATAAAAATGTATGAACATATATACCAATTAAAATCCACATTAAAGAAAAAAGAAAGTCCATATCTCATCTATACAATAGAATGGTATTGTCCAAAAAGTCAAAAAATAGTAAATTCATCCTTCTATGGTGAAAGTATTGAACAAGTGTTATTAAAATTTAATTATGGTAAAAAAAAACAATTAGTTATTCATAATATGAAATTAAACCCTATTACTCCATGTTAAACTAACTCTAGTGTAAATTATAATATTTTATTTATTTATATGCATAAAATATTATCATATCATCAATTACATCAATGGAGGACAAAAGGGTGGGTCATTATAAAAAAATTTTTAAATGTAGATGAATGTCAGAAAGATATGAAAAATCATTATCCAATAGATGCAAAAAATCCTGTTCAGGATTTTGGTTCAGGTGGTTTAACAGAATTTCCATGTAAATATAATTCTATAAATAAAATAACAGTAAATATACGACTTATATTAGCGGTTAAACAATTACTGAATACAGATGATATTTTATTAACACAATCTGTTGCATGGGCAAAATATACTGTTAAAGAAAAAAATAAAAATTCTTCTAGTAATCATGATCAACGAATTCATATGGATTGGGGTAATAATTATTGGACTCATCCTCCATCATGGGATGAACCAGATATGGTTGCCGCTATAATTTATTATTCAGATACTAAAAAAACAGGAGGAAGTACTGCAATAGTTTCAAGAAGAGGAGATAATGATGAAGTATATAAATGGCCATATGTACATATGCCTGGTATTGCTGATAAACCATTTTTTAATGATAGAAAAACGGCCGAAACATCTATGAATAAAGAAGATAGAAAATTAAGGGAAAAATGTTATAAAAGAGAAATATTACCAACCCCAGGAGTGGGAGATATTCTTTTTTATAGAATGGATGTATGGCACAGAGGCACTCCTATAAAATCTAATCAAGTTAGATATGTACATAATTTAGCATGGAAGAAAAAGAATGCTGTGGGTATAAATATATGGAATAAGGGATGGACACAAAAGATGTATTATGGATGGTTAGAAAAATTTATTTGTAATTTATTACCGATTCAACGAAGAACATTGGGATTTCCAAATTTAGAAACTTTATCGGATAAGGTAAGAGAAGGTGTTCTGGCAAGATACCCGTTATTTAGTAAGTTATAATTATCTTTTTCTACGAGATTTTTTTCTTTTCTTACGAGTTCTTCGTCTTCTACGAGATTTACTTTTACGAGAACGTTTCTTTTGGGTTCTACGTCTTCTTCTTCCTCCCATTTGTGTATCTCTAAATTTAGATAATCCAGGAGGAGTATTTCTTCTACGCATGCCGGTAGGAGGTTTGATTTCCTTATGATTAGACTTATCAATATTTACGTTAGATATGTTAATATCCTTTATAAGTTCATCCACAGATTTAGTTTTTATACCTACTATATTATTAACACACTTATCATATTCGGATTTATCTGTCATGTCACAAACTTCCCATGCTAATTTGTAACGTTCATTCTCAAAATCCTTATGAATCTGTATATTTTTTTTTTGTTCTTTCTTTTCTTGTTTTTCTTGTTTTTCTTTTTTGCATTTTTTAGTTAAACAAAATCCACCTCTTTTATTCTTTTTTCTTTTTTTCTTTTTTTTACCAGTTCTTTTTTTTCGGTATTTTCTCCTTCCTCCTTTTATTGATTTTCTTTTTCCTCCTTTTTGAGGTTTTAGTAAATTTTTAAAAAATAGTTTCATATCGTCTGTTTCTCTTTTTCCTTCATAATCCATTTTTCTTTTTCCTCCTTGAAATACGCGAAGAGTTGGTACTCCTTTAATATCTGTATCACAATCAACATCTTCTAGGTGTTCAGAAGATAAACTTGCTAAAAGTCCATTTGCATTTTCATTTTTTAGTTCATTTTCTAATTTTTCCCATTTAGGTTCTAAATCTTTACAGTGTCCGCAATTATCATTATAAATTTTTACAAAGGCTATAAGATTTGGTGTTTTCATTTCTTTATTAAAACTATCTATATTTTCAGGAGTAACTTTTAATATTTTCATTTAAACTAAGGTGAGAAATTTATTTGTTGAAGTATATATATATATATGAATAATAAACTTGTCATAATTAGTAGTGCATTTATTTTAGGATTAATGTTTTGTTTAACATATAAAAGTAATGACCTTGTAGAGGGATTTAAAATGTCTATATCCCAGTGTCCTAATATGCTTGTAAAAAAAGGAAATAAAATACATTTAATAAATACAAAAAAAGCAATGATTCCTGGAGTGAATCCAATTATTTTTAATAATTTAGAAGAATATTCCGAATATATTAAATGGGCACAACGTGTGGGGGTTACCTGTCCAATGTTATATTATGAACAGAGTTATGACACTCAAAATAACCGTGGGTATAAACTTTCAGGAGATCCTTTAAATCAAGATTTAGGATTTGCAGCGGACCCTTATTATAGAAAAGCACAAGAACGACTTCTTTTAGATTCAAATAGGGATGACCCTCCATACAATCAAAGTAACTATGCCGGATTTGATCCAAACGATGAACGTATAGGAGTTAAGACCCCCTTGGATAATATTACTATGACAACTAGTGATGGAAGTCCAAATCCCATGGATGCTAATTGGAAGGGACATAAATTTACTCAGGAGGCCATTGATAATGGAGAATTTACTGGTCGTACAAGAAATATTTTGGATCAAGTAGATGACCCAGAAACTTACATGAAAAAGTAAGTAGTAATCATATAATTATATTTTAGTAATTAAATATAATTATATAATGTATAATATTTAATGTCTGATATCATATCTGCATTTGGGGTTGGTATAAGTGAGACGATAATAGGACACCCATTTAATACAGCAAAAGTATTGGTTCAAAATAATAAAAAATGGTATGGGTTGCCGTTAAAACAATACTATAGAGGAGTAAGATATCCGTTAATGTCTGGTACATTTTTCAATATGATGGTTTTTCCAATAAAAGAAAGAACATATCAATATACAAATAGTTATTTTTTATCTGGAATATTAGCAGGAATTATTGTTACCCCACAAATATATTTTATAGATACTTTTACAATAAAAAGACAGACAAATCAACCAGTAAGTTTGTCTATGTTTAAAGGTGCAAAAGGATTTCAAATGACAATGACTCGAGAAATGCTTGCTCTTTCTTTATATTTCGGAACTTATCATTGGATGCGAGATGACCTAAAATATAATTCATTAATCGCAGGAGGGGCTGCTGGATTATCTAATTGGACGGCTAGTTATCCG